CTGTGATTACTCCGATTATCTTTGACGTGGTAGGAACGGTGCAAAGAGGGTCAAGCGGAAATCGAATTTTACTAAAGGTACTTGAAACATGACCGCAAGCGTAAAGTGGGTCAAGAATAATATCGGCAAAGTCATAGACGCTATTAGTGCCGCAGAACTGGATGAAGCAGTTAGAGACTCCGCTCAATTAGTGCGTAAATCTGCCATTATCAACATCGGAAATACGTTTATCGACACTCACGGCACAAGAGGATTAGGGTCTATTGCAGTAGTTAAAGGCAAGACCAAACCAAACAGAGTTTTGTATAACGTTGGTCCGACGGTCATATATGGCAGGATACACGAGTTAGGCGGCACGATCAAGCCTGTTAGAAAGAAGTGGCTGACTTTCAGAACGAAAGACGGGCAATGGCGAAAGGTGGCACAGGTTACCATGCCAAAGAGACCGTATTTAGAGCCTGCGCTTACAGCGAACTTAGAGAACATTAAGGCATTGACGGGCAGTCACATAGAAGCAAAGCTGATAAAGGCGTGCAAATGACCGTACTTGAAGAAGGTCTTTATTCTTACTTGTCAGGATACGCCGGGCTTACTGCGTTGATCGGTACAAGAATTTATCCGGTCAGGCTACCGCAAGGTGCGTTATTGCCGTGTTTGACGTATCAAAGGATGAGCACGCCACGCATTATGACGCATGACACGGCTGGTATGTCAGGTGCTTTAGCAGAGCCACGATTGCAGTTTGCCGCTTGGGCTGAAACTTACAAGGAATGTAAGGATATAACAGATCAGGTAAGAAAAGCGTTGAACGGCAAGACCGGCTCAATCGGGACAACACCAAACTCTATTACTATTCGTGCGGCATTGGTGGATGATGAGATAACAGAATTTTACAGCGATGTAGAACTCTACAGGATTATGAGCAACTACGTTGTCTGGCAGGAGGAATAATGACTAAATACAGTGCGTTTGGTACATCGCTTGGAATAGGAACGAGACAGGTTGAGACCGCCACTATCGTTGGAGCAATTACAGGTGATGGTGACGCAACCGTTACCGTTACAGCAACAGGTATGACAGGAACTCCGATAGCGACACCAGTGGCTGTGTTAGATGGCGATACCGCAGAAGAAATCGCTGAGAAGATACGTATTAAATTAGCTACGGTTGCAAATTTGACTGCAAAATACGAAGTAGGCGGGTCGGGCATATATGTAACACTCACCGCATTAACAGCACTTGCAAATGTGGCTGATTTGAATATTGCAGTAGAAAACGATACCTGTACAGGCATCACGGAAGATACCACGTCTGATGATACTATCGCTGGAGTGGCTAACGCTACAATCGCTCAGATACAAACAATCAGCGGAGCGGCACTATCGTTAGACACAGAAGATGTCACCACTCACGACTCGATAGAAGGTTGGGAAGATGTCGTTGGTACGGTACTCAGGACAGGCGAAGTCAGTTTTGATATTGTCTATGACCCAGCAGAAACGACACACTCAGCAACAGCAGGGTTATTGGATTATAAGGAAAATCGTAAGTTAGCGTTCTTTACGCTAACGTTTCCAGATGCTACGGTCTGGCAGTTCTCAGGATATGTGGTAGGCTTTGAGCCGGATATGCCACATGATGGGGCACTCACCGCCGCAGTAACGGTAAAAATAACAGGAAAGCCGACATTGGCGTAGGAGAATAAGATGTCAAAATATGCAGCATACGGAAGTAAGTTTTTGAGAGGTGCGGTTGAGGTTGCAGGTATTCAAACCATATCTGGACCCGGTCTATCGCTTGACACGGAAGATGTGACTTCGCATGACAGCCCCGAAGCGTGGGAAGAAGTGGTTGGAACGATCTTGCGTTCAGGTGAGGTTACGTTGGATTTGGTGTATGACCCGGCGGCGGCTACCCATAAGAACGCAAGCGGTGGTCTATTGTATGACCTGGCACAGCGAACAAGCACCACGTATTCGATTCAATTCAGCGACACCGCTACCAGTACTTGGTCATTTACCGCTTTTGTCACCGGGTTTGAACCTGATGCTCCGCATGATGGTGCTTTGACAGCCAGCGTAACATTGAAGATTACCGGGAAGCCGACTTTGGCATGAGCAAGATATTATCAAACCATAAGAGCGTTATCGAGATGGTTAAAAAGATGGGGCTTGATTCGTCACGGGTTGTGCGGATTGACATTGCGTTAGTGCCTAACAAACCCGTGACGGCTACCATCGTGTACGCCATAGATAGTAGGGATGGCGTGTTTGAAACTTTGACTAAGTACGCATATGAGGAAAAAGATGGCACTATCACGTGATCAAATTTTAGCAGTACCAGATCTGAAAATCGAGTTAGTACCCGTGCCGGAGTGGGGCGGTGAGGTATATGTAAAAAGCATGTCCGGTGTTGAACGAGATAAATTTGAAACATCTATCATCGAGCAGAAGGGCAAAAATCAGGTTGTAAAGACTGATAATATCCGTGCTAAGTTATGTGCTTACACGATATGCGATGAAGAAGGTAATTTACTGTTTAGCGAAAAGGACATTATCGAACTTGGTAAGAAGAACGCCAGTGCCTTATCCAGAGTATTCATGAAAGCACGTATTTTATCTGGCATCGGTGAAGAAGAGATGAAGGAATTGGCAGATGATCTGCAAGAAAATTTTACCGGAGATTCTGTTTCCGCTTAGCAGGGCACTTGGGTATGACGGTTGGAGAACTGCTCAGCCGCATATCCAGCCGAGAGTTATCTGAATGGATGGCGTACTTTGAGATAGAGCCGTTTGGAGCAGACGCATATTATCTTGGTCATGCGATAGTGGCTAAAACAGTAGCGGATAGCAACCGGAAGAAGGGTAGCAAACCGTACAAAGTGGAGGATTTTATGCCAGTATTTGAGAAGCCAAAGGGTGTAGATCAAGCGATACAGTTTGCTCAGATGATGACGTTGGCGATGGGTGGAGAGGATAAGCGAGATGGCTAACTCTACTATTGCCAGTTTGATGGTACAGCTCGGTCTTGATGCTAAGGGCATGGAAGCCGGGCTAAAAGGCGTTGAGGGCAGATTAGGTGGGTTAAAATCATCGCTAACGACCGGGTTAAGTGGTGCTATATCTAAAGGGTTTGGGGGTACTGCGCTTGCAGGTATGACCGCATTTACTGCCGCCGCTGGAACTGTTACGCTTGCGGTAGCAGGAACAACTGCGGCACTTGGTAAGATGGCGATAAATGCTGCACCTATCGTTGGTATCAAAAACTCATTTGAAGGTCTGGCTAAAAGCGCAGGCACGACTGGCGATGTCATGTTGGAAGCGATGATCAAAGGCTCATCGGGCATGGCTACATCAAAAGACCTGATGATGAGTTTCAACTCTGCTGCACAGTTAGTGGGAATTGACTTTGCTAAAAAGTTACCTGATGCGATGGGGTATCTGGGCAAAGTTTCAGCGGCAACAGGTCAAGACATGGGGTTTATGATCGACTCACTTGTAAAAGGTGTTGGTCGTATGTCACCTATGATTTTGGACAACTTAGGTATTCAAGTCAATTTGGAAATGGCTACAGCCAGAGCCGCAGAGATGTTCGGCAAAGAAGCAGATGAACTCAGTAAAGCCGAGTTACAAGCAGGCATGATGGACGTTACAATGGAGAAATTGAAAGAGAATACCGCCGCCATGCCGGATATTACTAATAACGCCAGTACTAAATTTGCAGTATTCGGAACAACATTGAAGAACTTCGGTAACGAAGCTGGTATAGCATTTTTACCCGCTATGGAAAAGATTGTATCCGCATTACAGGATCTGATAGAAAACGGAGCATTTACCAACATTATAGCCGCTATAGGTATATTCGCAGAAGCGATAGCGGAATCCGTAGAGAAACTTCAGCCGTTTCTCGATGCTGTATCTGATTTAGGTATGGTATTTGGTGACACCATGAAACAACTTGCATCAGGTGACATAGCAGGAGCAAGCAAAACATTTACAAAAGGTATCAAAAATTTCACAAATACCATCGTAAAAATGCTACCTGAAATTATCAGCACCGGAGGAGCTCTACTGTTGGGTTTGGTGGAAGGACTTGTATCGGCTATGCCTGCATTAGCGGCATCAGCTATGACGATACTACCTGTGCTTGTTACTCAGATAATTGCGATGTTGCCTGAGATGTTGAGCTTAGGATTAGAGATAATTGTAAATTTGATAAATGGGTTAGCTTTGGCTTTGCCTACACTAATTCCAGCAACCGTTGATATGATACTCACCATGATGCAGACGATCGTAGAAAATGCACCTATGATGATTGAAGCGGCGATCAATTTAATATTAGCGTTAGTTGAGGGATTAGTAACA